TGACGTTCCTCATCATCATCTTCGTCTAAAGTATTTTCAGGTAAATCATCAATCTTAGTTAAAGTAGAAAACTTGTGACCAACAAGAGTGTCGGTTTCATCCCAGCCATTACCATCTGGTCTGTAAATTCTGATTAAAGCGGCAGGATCATCAGGAGTGCCTGTGATAGAAAATGATGAATCTGGAACATTGATAGTTCCATCGTTAACTATTCTTTCAATACGCCCACGTGCTCTACCGCCAGATGAGTTCCAAGAAACAAAATCATTAACGTTTAATGAATTAGGTTCTGCTCTATCTTCCAATGCTGGTTGCCAAGCGTTGCAATAATATGCACCATTGACATAATCATCCCACTTCTCACACCAAGCACGAAGTTCACCACCAGCAAATTCTTTAACATCTGATTCAATGTAGAAAACGCAATTACCACAAGCCCTGCCCTCTGGAACATCCTCTGATAAAGATGGTCTGTAATTATCAGGCAAAACACGATAATCAGTTTTTTTCATTTTGTTTTTCTTCTTCAATCTTTCCCCACCTGGTTCAATTTCTTCAGCAATAGACACAGCAACCATCTGGTCAATAGCTTCTTGTTTAGTTGTGTGGCAACCAATAACTTCGCCATCTTCTTTGACAGTTGCCCAACCTGAGCAGTCAGCAGCGTTATCAGTTATGTAATAAGGCATTAGAGAACCTGCCAAGAAACGTGTAATGAATGGTTTGAATCAGAAATTGCCCATAAGGAATTACCTGGTTGTAAAACCATTTGGTAATCGTCAGCATTATCTAAATGTATTCCATTAGAAGTAGTGACTGCACTTGAACCACCAAACCAAATATAGTTATTTGCTTGCTTTTGTGCATTATGCAAAATTATTTGAGTTGGATTAGTTTGAGGAGCAATGATTTGAACGGCTGCTGTGCCAACTGTGAATTGCGCTGTTTGAAAAGTCATAACCTACCTTTATAGAAGCGACAAAATCTCAGCCTCATCAGCCAATATAGAAAAGTCTATACGATTTCCAGACTGAGCATAAAGCCCAAACAAATCAGATGATCCTTTAGCGAAAACAGATTTAATCAAAGGCTCTAATTCTGGTGTATCAATAATCTCAGGAATCTCAGGAACAAAAACTGGTTCTTTTTTAACTTCCTTTTTCTTGATAGGAACATAACCGTTAGAACCATAAACACCTGGGGTTGGTGGTTCAGGTTGGCTTGTTGTTGCAGAAGCAATCAAAGAGCCAAGAACAGCAACAGCAGTCACATCCACTTGAGGAGTTGCACTAGATGAAGCAGTTAAAGAACCTAATGTTGAAACAGCCTGAGCAGTAATAGTTGTTACAGCATTAACTGAAGCAACAAGTGAACCTAGTTGTGCATCAAATGTTGGCAAGATTATTGGTGTTGTGTTTGCTGTCGCCTCTAGGCTTCCAAAACTTGTAACACCAGAAACAAAATGTGTGACACCTGCTTGGGCTATCGAAGTGATAGCACCAAAATTACTTTCACCAGTAACTTCAATTTCTCTGCTTGATTGACCAGTCGAAACCAAATCACCTAAAGCAGCAGAACCATAGTTAAAACTTGATTGAGGATTTAACGCTGATTCATCTAATTTACTTCTTAGAGGATCATCAAGAATTACACCGAAAGTAGCGTAAACAAAATCTGAATCTAGTTGCCCTGTATCAAGGACTAACTTCTGAGTCATTTTAACTTGCGATAGTTAGAGATGCTGTTAAAGAACCAGAAGCCAACGTATAGGTATCACCAGCAGTATAAGGATTACCAGTAATAGTTCCTGAGAACAAAAAGTTACCAGCAGAAAGATTATCCCAAGCGGTAAAAAATGTTGCATCCTGTGAACCTGAAATATTTACCCAAGTAATATCTGCATCTGAAGTTAAAACCCCTGCACTTGCAGGTCCAAAAGATGCTGCTTTGCGTGTTGTTTCAGTTGCTGGATTACTTGTGCCACTAGCACCTGGGTCTCCAATGTGTAACTTAATGTAAACAGAAGTGGCTGAATAAGCAGTTGCGTTACCGACTGCATCCATTAAGGCTGTTGCTAAATATGAACTTAAACCAGTTGCCATTAGTTATCTCCAGAAGTTTCTATAATTCTAACAATGTGATTGTTCTCATCACGTTCAACAGTTCTAATTAAAGGCTTCTGTTGAGGTGAATTGATATTAACAATAGGTGGTTCAACATTTATCTTTGTTTGAGGAATATTGACCACAGTTTCAGGAATCTGAATATTGATTTCACTTGAACGAGTAACGTCATAAACGCTTGCTGGGTCTTGTGCATCAATCTGTGCAACCTGTTGCAATTGTGTAGACGGAACTCCTGTGTGAGTAATTGCTGGAAGTCCAAGAGCAGAAAGAACACTCGCTGGATCAAAACCTGTTTGAACAAGTCTTGTTGCCATTTGAACACGTTTGTCTTGTTCAATAACATCTGCCTCAGCCAAGTTAATATTTGCCAAAGGAACACGGAACTGGTCACCTGCATCAACAGGTCTCAAGTCCTCAAATCTGCGAACATCATTCACAGAATAAAAACCTGCTTGTAAACCAATTGAGTAACCTTGAATTCTTGTTGTGTAATCACCACGAAGTAATCCATCAACGTTGAACTTTAAGAAAGCCTCAGTTGGTAGAAGTGTTGAGTAAGCGTATTCAATCTTTTCAATGTACGGTCTTAAAGTATGAACAACGAATTGAATATTGTTTTGTTCAACTGAAGCATAAGATTGTGCGCCTGGTGTTGTTACACCGATCATATGAGGTGGCACACGGAACATTCTTGCAATTGATTCAACTTGGAACTTTTGTGAATCAAGCATTTGTGCTTCATCAGGGTTTACGCCAGTTTTAACATATTTTGCACCAGCGGAAAGAACACCAGTCTTGTGTGCTTTCTTGTAACCTTTGTGTGCGTTATCAAATCCTGCTTGTAAATCTTTTGCTTGTTCTCTTGTTAAAGCACCAGGGAATTCAATGATGCCTTGTGAGGTTGCGCCTTGACCGAAGAAGCGTGCGGCGAAAGATTGCAACGCTGAAGCAAGTCCTAGGTTTTCTTTTAATTCATTAACTCTTGAAGTACCACGCAGCGCACCAGGTTTACGGATTTCTGTAATGTGCAACATATCTCTTGCAGGAACAACACCTGCTTCGCCGTTATCAATTAAGTATTCGATTTCACGATTCTTTGGATTACGTTGAACTTGTACTCTTAAAGGATCAAGACAAACAAGGTTTGCAACGTCTCCACGACCATCACGGAAAACTCTTGTGAAAGAGTTACCATCAAGTAAAAGTGAAATAAGGACTTGTTGATAATGTTCGCTTCTTAATAAAGTTACATCTGGTTTAAGAACCCATTCAGGTCTAGGTCTGTAAGGAACACGGCTACCATCTCTACGAATGAAAGCATCAACTGGAAGTGTTGAGATTGTGTCAGAGATTAAAAGAACACAAGCATAGAAAGCACCAATAGTCATAGACGTTGATTCGTCTATGTTTGCGCCTGATTCTGTTGTGTAAGCAAAAGTATCGCCTGCACCCCAAATAGATTGAAATGATATTGCGCGATTTTCGTTTTGACCGAAAAGGTTACCTAACATTATTTACCTCTCTCAAGCGCAAGACCAATTAAAACTGCTGAAACACCTAATACTGTTATACCTGCTGGAACATACATAAATCCAATACCAATGGAAACCACTAGAAGTCCTATTGCTTGGATGATTGATGAAATCAAAAAATCTCCTAAAAGAAAAACTCTGGAACTAGAGGTTCAGAATCATTGCGTGAAACTGTTGCCCTATCAAAAGCAATGATACTAGCAACTGCGGCATCTATCTTTCTAGGTGAGCCTCTGTGTTCCTTAACAATCCTTGGCCCAAGTCTATCTATTTTCACAACAGCATTAGAGATATGTCTTGTCAAAAGAGGTGAACCATCTTGTGTAATTTTCTCACCAACAACAGCATCATAAAACTTTGCACAAGCAGGAATCATTCGAGCAGCAGAAGTTGATGGCCATTCAACAACAGGTAAACCAGCATCTTGCAAAACTTGCATACTTCGTTGCCAGCGAAAAGGATCACAAGCAATCTCTTTCACGTTATATCTTTTACAGGCTTCTATGATTGCGTTCTCAACTTCTAATGAATCAACTCGCCATTCATCAGAATCAGTTGGTTGTTTTTCCCAAGCCTCAACAAGAAACACGTGAGGTTCTTCTTCAACAGTCACACCCATAATTACAGAAGCGTCACCAGAAAACGAACCGTCAAAACCTAAAATAACTGCAACATCTTTATCAACTTCACGTTTACTTTCACGTGCTTCCCAAGCACCATTAGGCAACCACGCTGTTTGAGATGAAACCCAAGCATTAGTTCTCTTAGTACGAAACTCTGCTTCAGGTGTTCTCTTAACAGCAGACTCAAAATCCTCAATCGAATTCAAATCACCATAAGCAGGATTAGCAAGTTTCCAAGTCTCAGGGTCTCTATGATCTGATTCAATAGATGCTTCCCACCAAGCCATAAAAAAAGATGGATCATCATATTCACCACGAATAACTTTTTGACCATACTGATACAACGAATAAGCAATTGAATCTTGGCCTGTTGCATCTGCTTTAACACCAGCAGTAGTAATCGCCAACAACAACGGTTCACGTCTAGCACCCATACCAAGTTGCATAACGTCAAACAATTCACGATTAGGCAAAGCGTGCAACTCATCCATAATGACAAGCGTTGGAGACAAACCCTCTTTCGTGTAAGCCTCAGAAGAAAGCACACGATAAACAGAACCAGTAGACGGAATCTCAATCGCATCACGATACAACTTTGACTGCGCTAACAACTCAGGTTCAGCCTCAATCATTTTCTTAGCATCACCAAAAACAATACGAGCCTGATCTCTATCAGCAGCACAAGAATAAATCTCACCACCCTGCTCACCCATAAACAAACCCCAAAGAGCAATACCAGATGACAAAGCAGACTTACCATTCTTACGAGGCATACCAACAAACGCTGTACGGTTCTTAAAACGGCCATCATCACGAACAGCAAAAATGTTATCTAAAAGTTTTGTTTGCCAATCACGTAAAACAATCTGCTGACCAGAACGACCAGCAACCGTGTCCTTAGTTTGTATACACATAGAGTTAATAAAATCTGAAACTTCCCAACCACGCGAAGCAACCAACTCGGCATCATCAACAGAAGTCAGCCATCTAGGCGGCCAAGAGTTAGTCTCTGTTATCACGTCTGGCACGTAACTCCTCTAACTTCGATTTCGCCTTAACCTCAGCAACACCAAGCCTTGAACGATCAGTAGGTGTGAAACCAAGAAGCGACAAACTATTCGTAATGTTCTTTTCCAATTCTCTTAACGCTTTACGTTCACGCCAAGCCTCTGGGTTATTCCAAACAAAAGCACGCAACCTCACACGCTCATCCAACATCTCACAAGTCATCAACAAAAGTTCAATATCAGTATTAGGAGAAATCCAAAGTTGCCCCATCTTCCAAGTACGATTCCACAATTCCAAACCAGCATCAAACAATTGTCTATGAGGTTCAGGAATATCAACAATCGCAGGAATCAAAATGACATCATTCTCTTTAGGCAAAGCCTGCTTACCAGGATTACCAAGTTTTCTTTTTAACTCAATCGGTTTCGGTGGATTGCTCATTGTCTTTATTCAAAACCTTTCGCCCACAATCATCACAATCAACCCAAGCGGATTTCTTGTCTTTCAATTCTTCCATTGGTGGTTCAAGTTTCTCAAACCCAACATCATCTAATTCCCAACCAACAGAATCTAATTCAATCAGTTGCATAGCAAGTTTGTCGTTATCCCACTCAGCAAGTTCAGCAGTTCTATTATCAACCAAAGCATAAGCGCGTGCGTGCTCAAAGGTCCAATCACTCGGAGTGTAAGCAACAACAATCTCAGACCAACCAAGTTTCTTAGCAGCAGTCAAAGTTCCATTACCAGCAATCACAATGTTTGCACCAGTAACCACAATTGGTTTCCTTTGACCAAACCTTTTCAAAGAACCAACGATTGCATCAATGTTCTTATCGCTATGTTTACGCGCATTATCAGGATCAGATTGCAATTGGCTTATTTTAACTTTTACAATTCGCAGGTCATTCATAAAACCATCCTACTTGATTCTTTTTTTTGTTTTACAAAAACATCCCAACTTCGGAGATGCACGAAAGGCTGGGCGCGGGGTGTCGCGTTCGTGAGGGAAATGAGATTTTTACCCATTCCGTAGTTATGCCGTAGGGGGGTTGTTGCCTCTTGATGAGTTACAGGATTTATGTGCAGGTAAAAGTGGTGATTGTGGGACACCAGGGTAGTAGTGGTCTGCTGTGATTTGTTTTTGATCTGTGAATGGTTGTTTACATAGCCAACATATTGTGGCTGTTTCTCTTACTTGTTTTGCTCTTTTGCGATAATCGCCTGAATAGTGTGTTCTGTTTGGTTTACGTCTTTCGTCTAACTTTGCAATGTATTCGCTCTGGTGTTTAGAGCAGCGATTTCCTTTCTCAACGAGTGTGCCACAGGTGAGGCAAGGTCTTTTGAATCCCATTGTTTAATTGTCCCATTGGTTTGGGATACCCATCCGTAGATTGGTGGGTGGGAGAATGAGTCGTGGGTTATTGCTGTTTCGATTGCGTCATATAAATATTTAGTGTGGTTGGTGTCCCAGTCCTTTGTTGTTCTGAATGCTGTTGCTAATGATCCGAGTGCTAGTGATCCACCTGAACCTATTGCCCAATATGGTGTGCATCTTGATATGCCAAGTGTGTTACTTATGCTGAATGCTTTACCGTGTGTTACGAGTAGTAGTTCTGATTCTGGTAGTTCGGCTACACCATCTTTGACATCTAGTGTTAGTTGTTCTTGTGCAACCTTTCTAATTAAAGGAATGATTCTTTTTGCTACCCATTGATACCAACTCATTATGTCCTCTTTCTTTTTTAGTTGTGGTGGAACTGCTGGATACTTCACTAGATATTGCAGCACATCACAAACACGGTCAGCACCTGCCGCTGCAATCAACCATTCACCCTGACGAATGATTTTGTTCATTGGTGGTGCTGTGTGATAAGCCTCATCAGTTATTCCTGATTCAGACATCATCACGCATTGTTTATTTGTTGATGCAATCCCTATTGTTGTCATTTAACTTTCAGGCTCTCTCGGTCAATAGATATGTTTGCAGCCTGTAAACATTCGGCATAAGTGTTATGGTCTTGTGTTTCGCAACCTGAACGACAGTTACTCATTATCTTCCTTTGGTGGAACATAAGGTTGAAGTCTTTTCTGTTCACGTATCTTTAACTTCGCTGGCGAATAACCACCAATGGTTCTGCCAGTCTTACGTTGTTTACGTGGTTTCTTCTTAAACGCTTTACCACATTTACGATTGTCATTACGAGTACCACCAGACTTACCACGACCTTTAGCCATCACTCACCCTTTCCAATAACTGAACCTTTACCAGCAGCCACATCAGCGGCGTGCAGAACACCAGCAATAAACAAAGTTGGTATCTGATGATCACTTGAATTGACATTACGAAAAGTCATAACCTCAACCTCAGCCATCAAAGAATCAATAACCGCTTGACGTGTGAAACCAACAATCAGATGAGTCTGGTTAATACCTGGCTCAAGTTTCTCTGGTGTGCTGTCGTAATGCTCCAAAGCATAATTCATTAACAGCGCTTTAATCCTCTGTCCAACAGGATCATCAAATATTTCTACTCCCACGAATGCTTCAACCACCCTTGTTGATACGCTTCTTCTGGATTGCAAGTCACCCAGTTGTGGCACTTACGACAGAGGGCAACTAAGTTTTCCTCATCAGTAATAGAACCACCTCTAGCACGTGATTTGATTTCGTGAATGTCTTGACTTCTATCGGATAAACATCTTTGACAAACAGGTCTATCAGCCAACATCTTGCGAACAAGGTTTCTACGCTTAGTTGCGTAAAGGCTTTCCATTTTCGCTGATCGTGGTCTAATAGGTTTCCTGTTCATAAGTTAATCCTAAAAGGTATCTGATACCCAAGGATTATTGTCTGACTGTGTGGCGTGAGGTTTATCCCTCATAATTTCTGCTTGTGGTGCAAATGCTTTACGTCTTAGTTCAGCGCCAACAGAGTCTGCTTCAACTTCAAAAACTGTTTTCTCTGTGCCATCTTTGGCTGTGTATGAGCGTTGTTTGAACTTACCTGTGATGACAACTGTGTCACCCTTAACAACTGTTTTAGTTGTGTTCTCTGCTGTGTCATTCCAAACATTGACGTTCAAAAATACTTTGTCCCCATCAACCCATTGACCTGCTGGGTCTTTCTTTCTTTCAGAACAAGCAACACGAAGTGAAGCAACTGCTTTACCTGTTGTTGTGAAACGTAGTTCTGGGTCTTGCGTTAAATTACCTACGATAATTATTGTTGGTAACGGCATTTACTGTTCTCCTTTTATCTTTGATAGACGACTTCCCTGAGTTATAGGAAAGAAACCAACGGACTTAGTTCTTTTGCTTTTGTTTTCGAACTTTGTTGTTGTTGGTAAATCTGTTTGATCTTTCCATTCAGGTTCAAATAAACGTAGATCAAAAGCCCAAACACCTTGAGGAGTTGAACAAATGTAAGTGGGAATCATCCCTCTTTCAGCGGCTTCATATTTTAAGCGAGCATATTTTGATTGTTCAATCATCAGATTCTCGTAATGAGAGTTACGGCATTTAAGTTCTATGAACAGTTGTCTTGCATTTGAGAAGCAATCATAGGAATCGTAAACACCTGATGATTGCATTAAATCTGGCATATAAAACTCTTTAAGTTTGTTAAATAGTTCTTTTTCGTTCATAAACGGTGCGCAATCACTCTAATAACTTTTCTTTTATGTTTAGGATCATTAGGCATAGGAAACGCTTTCCTTAATCTCTGTCGCTCATCAGCAGTAAAACTTCCCCAAATTCCGTGTTTATTATCCCAACCATCAGTTAAGCAGAAGCCTCTGACATCACAAGATAAACAAACTCTTATAGCGGCCTTGATTGCAGGAACGTCATCTGCTTCACAAAAAAACATTTCAGGATTCTTGTCTAAACAAGCAGCAGAATTTTGCCAATCGTCTGGATTAGGGCAACCCTCAGAGCAAATCTTTGTTCCCTCAATCACGGGATGACTGCAATCTTTTAGCACTCTCAAGTTCCTCAATCAGTCTGGTAATGGTTTCCAAACTTACAACAGCCCACCATTGAGAAACCTTTGACACTCCCACACCATTGGGTTTAATAACTAAAATTCCTAAATCAGAATCAGCATTTAAGCGTTCAGTCTCAGTCTCTTTCATCCATTCGTGAATCTTGTAAGACCTTTGATTCTTAACCTCAACAACACAGCCAGGAACACCAGCAATATCACCCTTGTCGTTTTTACCTGACAAAGTTCTTCTTTCCACCGCTGGGAAAGTTTGCTTCAAATAATCAGCAACAGCGGTTTCAGCCAATGTTCCTTTCTGCTTTGATTTACTCATTTAGCCAACAATTTCACAAGTAAATACATAATGACGAACTGAGTTAAAACAATGATTGCTTCCATCAGTAATCCCAGATTCTTTCATCAGCACGATCCTTAGCAGCCAAATCAGCATCAGGTTGCCACTTAGGTTCAGACTTAACTAACTCATCCCAAGACTCAAAAATAAAAGTCACAGAACCATCATCATTGTTTCTTGTGATCATTTGTTCTTGCCTGGAAGTTTATGAATAGTCCAAGGAAGTGTTAAAAGAAACAACCAAGTAGCGTAAACAATGTAATCGTAAAGACTCATTATCTGACCACGCAATCGTGTGAATCGCCTTTAACATAACCCTTTTGGCATTCAACACAAATCTTCACCAAACGAAGTGTTGGTTTCTCAGCAGTTTTTATGACAGGACCAAAGCCCTCTGGTTTGTCATCATAAATAACATCAGCCAACTCATCACACAAAGACAACGCTTCAGGGCCATCTAAAACTAAAGCCCAATCATCAATACCAAGTGTTTCAAGTAAAGACTGTGCATAAAGGTCTTGTAAAGATAAATCTCCATCAACAATCTTGTTAGATAAATCTTTAATACGATCAGTCTTATTCACAACATTATGAGCAATCCATCTGACCATAGAATCCAAATCAGCCTGTGGAATTTTTACAATAATATGTTGATCATCTCTAGTTACTTGTTTCATTTATTTGCCCTCTTTCTGTATATCGATTCGAACATTTGACCCATCCCATTCACAATCATTACCATCCCCATCAACAGGTTCAAGGACTTGTAAAACCAAACTATCCTCAAGCCACGACAATTCCTCATTCGATAACTCCTTAGAAGCATCAAACGATATTTCTATCTTGTATTTCATTTGTCCCTCTTTCCTTTTAGGTTCTGTTGGTGAACAACGCAGGAAGCCCACCAACAGAAGATTATTTTTGTTGTTCAACCCATTCAGAGAAAACTGTTGCAGCGGCAATCAATTCATTAGCAATCTCAGAAGCCTCAACCTCATTAAAATTATTGCCACTCAATTGATGATTTGCTTGTTGCAAAAGCATTCTTATATAACCAAAATCTTTCCTAACATCAGTTTTAGTAATCATTTTGCATCCCAATTAACTGACCATTGACCATTATTGCGTTCTGTTAAAGAAACATTCTTGTAACCAAAATGCTTCTTGGCTTTGAACATCTCATTAGCAACAACCCAAGTTTTATAGGTGATTCTAAATTCAGTAATCTGACCTGTTTTATCTTTATCAGTTATCATTACTATCCCCTTAGTGTGTTTCTAACATATGAACAATAGTTTTATTAACAGTAGTTTCAAATGAAACTGGATGATTTTTGTATGAAAGTTTGAAATCACAAGATGGACAAATAACAACATCTTGATTACTTTCATTAAAATCCATAATTGCGCTAAACAAATCAAAGTGCTTACTTAGTAAATCTGTTGAATGAGTTTTCATTCTGACCCCTTTCCTAAGGTCTTGTGCTTACATAACTAATATTACTCTTTTGTTATACAAAAGCAAGATTATTTGATCAAAACACATAACAATTTGATAACAATTACATAACGAAAGTCTTAAATGTCTGATTTTTACTAGAACACTTGTTCGAATTTTACGTTCAGGTGGAAAAACTAGGCAGAGGATGGCTTAAGAACAAACCATCCAAATCTACGCCCAGTATGGAATCTGAGGAGTCGGATGGGTGGTCTTTCAACCACGATTGCGCCACATATGAAAGAAATTCCCTAGCCGACAACAGGCAATCCGTTTTGCAGCCATTTCAGTCATTCGCACATTATCGATCTTGTGCTCGCTTGATTATTTTCTTGCAAGATAAAATATCTGCCTCAAACGCAGATTTAACCCGGGATTAGCAGGTCCAGAGATTTTGCAGCAGAGCCTCTGTCACTCAGATATAAGTTTTACCATACGTTTAATAATCCACTCAACAACAGGTACTGAAACAGCGTTACCCATCATTTTGTATCTTGATGAATTTGGCTGAGAAGCAGTCCAATCATCAGGAAACCCTTGTAATCTTTCATATTCTTTTGGTGTTAAACGTCTAACAACTGGTTCGATAACAATATCTGCAAAAGATTTGTAATCCCGCTGAGTTAATGTCGAACTTTTATCGTCAAGTTTGTATTGTGAATGAGATTGTTTTTGTGCAAATGCCAGCGGAATACTACCAACATAACAACCTAAAGTTGGTGAAACTTCGTTATGAATTCTTGTATCATCTTTTCGATTGCATTGGAACAAAAATAAAGTTTGATCATTCCCAGTTGCAATAGTTAGAGATTTATCTTCAGACACTAGAGCACCTTTCCCCCCCCCCATCTTTGCCACCACGCATACGAAGCAAAGTTGCGGTTTCAATGAAAACTGAATGTCTATCATTAGTAGTAAGAGTATTCATAGGATCACCTAATTTTCCAATCCCTAATCCATTTCCAGACCCATCATTTTTATCTCCACGTTTACCATTAAATCTTGTTGCTTTATCGTGAATTGGAATGATTAGTTCTCCGCAATTTTCATTAAGGCTTCTTTCAGTTTCAGCGGCAACTCTTTCCCTCTTTTTCCCGCTCTCCTCAAGATACCTGCTGCTGCTATCGGGCTCAAATAATATTTCGACAGGTCTCCTGTGGTCTCCACGACTTGCGACAATGAACACTCGTCTGCGCCGCTGTGGGACTCCGAAGTTTTGAGAGTCCAACACTCTCCAGCAAACGCCATACCCGCGTTCGACCAACGCTGTGATGATGATTCCCATATCTTGTCCTGATTGAGATGACAAGAGGCCAGCAACATTTTCGAGGATAATTTGCTCTGCGTGTGTTTCATCAATGATTCTGATAATTTCCCAGAATAATCCACTTCGCGATCCAGCCAATCCTTTACGAAGTCCTGCAATGCTGAGGTCTTGGCAAGGGAATCCTGCTGTGATAATTCCTCGTTCTGGAACAAATCCTGCTGCTCTAAGTTGTTCACCTGTTACTCCTTTAACATCATCAAATAGTTTTGTTTCTGGAAACTGCAACGCCAAAACTTCTCGGCATTTTTTGTCAATCTCAACTGCTGCAACGACTTTGACACCTGCTCTTGTAAGAGCCAAATCAAATCCACCCACACCAGCGAATAGGCTGACAGCAGTTAAATTAGACAAGGTTTTCTTCCAAACCTAAATCGTTATACAACATATTGATTGATAAAGCCACAATGCGCTTTTCATCTGGTGACAAAAGATTGATTTCAGATAAACGCATCAATGATTCACCACAGTTAATGAAACGAAGAATCTCAATTAAAACAAGTTGAGTGCGATTCCATTCAAACTTGTCAATTGTTTTCCAATCGATTTGGTTAATATCTAAATCAGTTGTTGCTAACGCTGGATGGTCACGTAACCAAGTCATCTTAACAAGATTTGATGCAACTTTTGATCTATTCATCTTTTCGCCTCTGGAATCATCATCTCAATTGAAATACGAATTACTTCTGATATTGATGCGTTGTGTTGTTTTGCAAATACTTTTAATGCACGCATTTGTGTATTGTTCAAACGCAAAGCAATCAAATTATCTTTGCTTAATTTGTCAGACATTATTTTCCTTTCGCAGTTAGGTCTAATGTTATACGAACTGGTTTACGAGATTGTGTCGGGTCAGCGGAAAGGGGACACAAGTGCCAACCCGACACAAGAGACCCCGCCAGGGTGTCTCGTTGAACATCTGAGCCACTAGGGAATGACTCAGATGACATCTTTTAGATTCGCGCGTATCTTTTGGATTCTGATTCTAGTCCAAGCCACATAGGCTAAACAATCATCAAGTTCCTCAAGAGCGTCATCTAAAACTTCTGCTGGTGTCTTGTCCTCAATCTTTTGTTTCTGTCCCGAATCGTATTGAGAAGCACCAATGTTAAGAATTCTTTTCTCCACATTAGAGATTGCGTGACTGATTGCTTTCGCTAGTTGCTCACTTGTCATAACACAGCCAAGTCTGACCAGCCACGCAAATCGTGTTTACCAACAAGCAAAGTCATAGAACCAGGAGAACTCCATTTACCGCTGGAATCTGTGTAATATTTTGATCCTGAACTACTTGATAAACCATCTGATTCTTGGCTCGGGCATTGAAAACGAGTGAACACACCAAAGTCATCAATCTTAATGTGATGACGGTGACCAGTAAACCAAATCTTAGGTTCTTGCCCATTATCTCTGAGCAGTCTTAAAGATTGTCCACGTAACCATTCAAATTCGTTTCTTGCAATTTTATGTCCGTGAGTGAACGCACATTCCATTCCAGATAAATTACTTGTCACAGACATTTGATCGTGTGGAATAACCCATTCATCAACAAGTTTTTTATCATCAAGGATTCGTTTCAAAGTTTCTGATAAGAATCCGTCAGCGGAATCGCTATCTGTGCTTTGGCTTTTTCCGTTACGCCTGTTCCATTCTCCGTGATTAGACAGAGTAGAGATAAATTTCATTTTTGGTGCTAAACCTGCAAACATTGAAACACCTAATGTCCACAAATCTAAAGCCAACAGCAATTGTTCTCTTTGTGTTAATTGCACGCTGAAAAGTTGGCTTGGATAAAATTCGTTACTACATCCCTCGACAGGATCGCCCATATTTACAAAAGCAATTTGCTCAATATTGCGACCAGTCTTTTGCAATTCTTCAATCCTTTTAACAGTTTTTTCAAAAGAATTCAAAACACGTTTAGTAGTTGCCGCTGGACCACCAGAAGCAGACTTACCTAACTGCCAATCAGAGGCCAAAAACACAAAGGTTGATGGTTCTTGTGAAACAGCCTTAGAAGCCTGTTTAGACGGCTTAAAAGCCCTAATATTGGCACGAATTTGATTTATGTCACTATCATCTATGGTTGGTGTTTTTTTGCGAGCAAAAGTGGCTCTATATGAGTACAACCACACCATATCTCTATGGCCATTTGACGAACGCGCTGATTGTTGCCACTTCGACATTCGAACTTTGTCACCAACAACTTCAAAAACATTAGGATCAAGACCGAAAGATTTAAGAATCACAGACCAGTCATCCCCGATAGGTTCAGTTAAAACTCCAGTCGCTAGTTCTCCACCATCAGGTCCAATTTCAGCATAAGGTTTTGTGGCTGTGTTAGTTGGAAGATTTTTGTATCTTTCTTCCTGTATTTGTTCTTCTCTAATAAATGTTTTTAATGCTTCTTCGGCTTCAATCTTTGAATCAAAAGTTCCAAGAGTTGTATGGCCGTGCTTCTTACCAATTCTTACTCTGTATCTATTATTTGCACGTTTCTCAACTGTGCCATAAGGTCTTACTTCTTTCATTTGTCCTCTTTCTCGGTGAGATCACAATATCGTTTGAAGTTATATAAAACGGTAATGAAACCAGCGATTCCAAGAATAATTAAAAGAATTCCTTGAAAGATGAGCGCAGGATTCACCTTTTAGTACCAGCCTTTTCTGTTGTGAAACGCTAAAGCCTTACAAGGAGTTCCAAATCTTTTAGAAATGTAACTCATCCCCCAATTGACTTGGGTGTAAGGATTTGTTGCGAAATCAACTCCGTGAGAAACCATTTTTGCAGCGGGTAATGCTTGCGGTATTCCGTAAGCACCACTTGATGCATTTCTGGCTCTCCAGGGCTTCTTTTTTGTCTGCCACGAACTTTCTCTTTGCCACAATTCGTCAATACATTTCCATTGTGTTGCAGAGTATTGCTCGCGCACATACTGTCTAACTGCTGTTATTGCTACTTTCTCATCTTGATCAACATAAGTTGGCGCAAGTAATAGGAGTAGTTTTTCTAGCAATAGATTCCTAACCTAGTTGGATGGCGTTTCCCAAGGGTCATAATTTGCGCCTTTTTTGGCTCTCACCAAGTTATAGAACACAGAAGATTCACCTTGTTGTTTTGTTTTTTGCAAATCTGCAATGAAATGTGAAATTTGTTTCATAGAGAAATCTTCAAGTGTTTTGCACTTGTATTCCTCACACGCCCACTTCATTACATCCTCGTTGCTGAATTCCAATCGTTGTGCGATTTCTTTCAACATAGAGATTGCAAAACCTATTTGTTTTTCTGTTGCTTTAGCACGACCCATAGGGCCATCTGCAACATTCATTGGCTTAGATTCTTTAGCAACCACACGTTCCATTTCTTCGCGTGATGGTCTTGGCTCATTCTTACGAGTTGAAAGACCAAGAGTTGCAATACATCTACCAATCGCAGAAGTAGAACAAGTTTCCAGCGGAAAGTTCTTTGTAGTCATTGATGCACCAACAGTTTCTTGAGCATAATCTGTTGCACTAGGAACTTGATCAGTAATATTTTTGTACGCTGATGCTTTCACAATGTACGAAGTATCAGAATGGTAAACAAGTTCTGTTTCTAAACGACCATTTGGGTACAACGACCAAAACTCGGCAATTCTTTCCTGAACTGTGGCATACGAACTTAAATCAAAACCCATCAGTAATCCTCTCCGCAGGTGCAAACCATTTGATAACAAGTCCCGCATCTGGCATCAGCCAAATCGGCTTGGATAGCAAGCCACTTAGTTTTGGCTTGAATAGATAATTTGTCCCAGATTTCTGGGTCTGTAATATTAGGCAATTCTTGTCCTTTCCCTGTTATACACAATATAAAGGGTCGGTCTGACAAAAGTTAGATAGAGGGGACTTTCAGCGTGTCCTCAAGGACTTGGACTCTTTGATCCATTTTCTCTAACTTAGATTCAATTCTTTTAATCCCACGAATAGCATCTGGCAACGATTTTCCGCCGTTACTGGTAGGGGAAATAGGGTAAGTGGCCTTATCAATATAATTTTGAATCGGTTTAACAACCACATATTTAACAATTACAAAAACAACAGCGCCAATAGCCGACAAAGCACCAGCAATCTGGCCAGCCATAATAATTGCGTTAGTCATCAGATTCCCTAATAGGCAACGTTACAAGCCATATTACAAGACCACCAAGAATAAGAACACCAGTTACTTGCTTCGCTGACCCATCCAAAGTGAAATAAGCAATAAGCAAACCCACATAAGTCCAAGTATCACCTGTAATAGCAACAGCATATTTTTTAACCCAACTCAACATTTATTTTCTATTCCTTTGACTTTGTGATACAGAAACAGATGCCATAGAAGCAATTTGTGTAACAATAATTGCGCCCACAACAACAGACTGTGATTCCTCGCGTTGTTCTTGAGTCATATCTGAACCAACATTCAAAATCGCTTCTGTTGCTGCAAAAATTTGTGCAGCACCTGGTATATCTGCAAGCGCAGTTGGTAATTGTAATTCTATTGTATTTTCTGCAATGTAAAGTTGATCAATAATTTCTTGTTCTTGCTCTACACTTAATTCAGGTTCTGCGATTGGAGTTTCAATTGTTTCTGGTTCAACTATTTGCTCAACTATCTCTAATTCTGGCTCTTCTATCTGTATCGGCTCTGGGCTTGGTTCTGGGATTAAAATTACCTGAGTTTCGTCACTTGAGTTATCTGTTACTGGTTCTTGGGTTGGTTCTATCGTTGGTTCTTGTGTCGGGGTTGGTGTAGGTGAAACTTCTGTCGGTGTTGGTTCGGGTGTTGCGCTGGGAGTTGGCTCACTTGTGGGAGTCGGCTCTGCTGTCGGCTGTGGGGTTGTTGTTGGTGTTGGCGTGGCTGTTGGAATGGTTGTAACACCAGACCAAGTTAAAAGATAAGTTCCATTAGGTGACTGATTACAACACATATAAGCAAAAGAAGTAGCACGAATAAAATAAATACCTGAATCAATAGGTGCAGTAATAATTGATGCTAAAACATTTGTTGCAGAATGCGCACCATCATCATTAGCAAAAAGTTTAGTTGTGCCTTGCCAAAGTTCAATCCACGAATCAATAAAACCAGGATTACTTTGAGGTGTACCAGTAATTGTTTGAACAGTTAAAGTTGTTGGCTCAGTAGCCTCAACAGGCACATCAACATAAGGTGTTTGTTGATCTAAAACAATTGTTGTTTCATCAGCAAAGGCTGGAGACATAACAAAACCCAGTAAGAGTAAAGACAAGATTAAGCGCAGTTTGGTGCGCCTATTCAATTATGCTTCCAAGATTCCTTTTGGATCAACAGGTTTACCAGCAGACCAGCGCACATTGTTTCTTGCTTCAAAATGTAAATGTGGGCCAGAAGAATTACCAGTATTACCTGATTCTCCTATGTGCTGACCTTTTTTAATTTCATCACCAGGTTTAACAAGTGATTTAGAAAGATGCGCATAAATAACCCAAGTATCTTGACCATCAAGTTTTTGAACAATTTGAATACCATAGGATTTACCCCAATTAGCATTTGCAACTTTTCCGTCAGCAACAGCCAAAATGTCAGTACCAGATGGAATTGCGAAGTCTACCCCTGTGTGCATTCCTGACGACCACATTTTGCCTTTTTTACCAAAAGGTGTTGTGATTTTGCCGTCTTTAATTGGTAACGCCATTATTTGCCACCCTCAGCCTTTTTGTTGGCTTTCTTAAATATGGCATCAACTTCTTCTTGAGTGAGTTTTCCGTCATCCAAGAATGCTTTGGCTAAATCGGTTGCAATTTTTGACACAGCAAGTGCGCCAGCGATTACTGCAGAATTTACTGGTTCAACACCAATAAAAGCACCAGCACCAATTGCTGGAAGTGCTGTAACTAAAAATAGTGCAATTGATCTAAAAATTACATCTTTAATAATTGCTGGTTTCATTATTCTATTTCCATCCATTCTTGACTTGATTCGTTCCATTCATAAAATTTATCGTCAATTGGGTAAGGAACAGGTGGATTCCAATTACAAGTTTCTAAATCTAAAGTCCAAGATTGATATGGTTGTGGTGGGATAAAAGCATCTAATTCTTCATCATAAGAAAATCCAACACCAGCATAATTTTTCCTAAACGCTTTCTCAACAGATTCTTCTTTTGTTATTTCGTCAATAAAAACACCAGCCTGAGTGTTTTGGCAAGTTCTTTTACAATCTAAATTGTGAAAGTTTGCATAATATTCTTCCCAATTAGGAATTTCGTCAGTTATTTCGTTATGATTTTTGCCAGTAATAACATTAACAACAATATTGTTTTCATCTAAAAGTGCGTAGCAATCCATTATATAAACTCCACAAAATCTGAACCTGCTGTGAATTGTGTTACTTTGAAATCACCTGAAGTTGTGGTGGATGAAGTTAAACCAGCACCAACAGATAAAGCAAACCTTACTGGGTATTTAAGAATTACAACACCTACACGACCTGCTGTTCCAGTTCCTGAACCATTTGGCCCATTAGCACCTGAACCAAGAATTGTATCTACTGAGGTTGTTCCCCCACCAGTAGCATTGCCACCATTTCCACCTTTTGAATAATTAACAGGTGAACCTGTAATTGAACTCATAAAAGGTGTGCCACCTAAGCCACCTGTTGCACTTGTTGTAATAACGGATTGTCCAGCACCACCACCACCACCACCACCTGCGCCAGCGCCACCATCATTACCACTTGTTGTTTTACTTCCACCTGCGTTACCTTGACTTGAGGTGCTGTTACCACCAAAATTCATAGCACTAGCATCACTTGCTCCAGCGCCACAACCACCATTTGCTCCAGATGAAGTTGTGATACTTCTTCCACCACCAAAAGCAGTAAGAGTATTACAAACAGAATTAGAACCATTAGTAGATGAAGCACCACCAGTACCACCAGCGCCAACAGTTACCAAAAATCTTTTTGGAAGAAATGCGTTACCACTAATTACGCCACCACCACCAGCGCCACCTTCGCCTCGAGCACCAGCAACAGCGTTTTGTGTACCACCACCACCACCAACAACTAAAACTTCAACAAGACGAATAAAAGGAAAGTTTGCTGCAAAATTTGTGTATTTAACTTTTTGATTTACTTCACTTAATCTAATGACACCCATTAGATAAACTCCACAGTATCGCTTCCAGCAGTAAATTGTGTCACAGTAAAACCTGCAGCAGTAGCAGAAGTGAAAGTTAAACCAGCGCCTGCTGTAAATGTGTAAGTACTAGGATATTTAAGAATTACAATTCCCTCTCTACCTGCTGTACCTGTACCACTATTACCATCAGGTCCATTTCCACCAGAACCTTTTGCAGCATTTGTTGCTGGAGCAGCAGCACCAGCGTTTTGTGAACCACCTGATCCACCAACAGCGTAAGTTACAGAAGTTCCAGTAATTGAATTACTTACACCAGTACCACCAGCAGGTCGGGCTGAACCACCATTTGTAACTCCAACAGCACCAGCGCCACCAGCGCCACCACCACCGCCACCAGAACCACCATTTGAACTTGAACCTGGGATACTTCCACCAGCGTTACCTTGACCAGAAGTTCCTGCACCACCTGATAATGCACCAGATGAATCACCTGCACCTGAACCAGAACCACCAGCATTTCCAGCATTTGCTTGTTCTACACCTGCACCACCACCGACAGCAGTAAAAGTGCTACAAACCGAATTAGAACCAGCGACTTTATTTCCACCACCAGCGCCAACAGTAATTGAAAACTTGCGTGGAAAAGCAGTAGCAGTACCTGCTAAATAACCACCAGCACCTGCACCTGAACCACCACGCGAACCAGTAATACCTGTAAATGCAGCGCCACCACCACCAGCGACTACAACATAATCCATAGCAATAGTAAGACTGCCGTTGGTTGCAAAATTAGAATATTTTGGTACACCATTTTTAGTGTTACCTAATCTGATTGCAGACATTTAGACTATTTCTGCGCCAAATATATTAAAACTTAAATTTGCATTAGATGCGTAAACAGTCACAACATCAGCAGCATCCATTGTCACACCTAAAGTTAAGGCGATTGAATCTGTTGCAGGTATTGGGGTGTTGTAAGCAATGTAATGTTTGTTTTCTTGGGCTGTACCATTTGGTCTGATTGAAAGTCTGTAAGACGCATCTACTGTTCCAACGTTTGCAATAACAATTGTTGAGATAACTGCTTGAGTAGCACTTGGTACTGTGTAAGCATCCGCTGCTGTTGTTGCGCTTGGATTAGTTTGCGCTAATACTTTGTAATTTGTTGCCATTATTTTCTCCTTATGCGCCCATCAATAAAAATTCGTTTAATGTTGCTCCGCCGCCACCTGAAGTAAAGGCTTGCCACGCTGCACCATCATAATATTCTAAAGCATTGGTATCAGTTAAATAAGTGAACATTCCCTCACTAGGTGAAGCAATCGCACTACCACGTGCAGCAGTTCCAGCAAAAACCATTAAAGATTGTTGCATCAAAAAAGTGTTTACTTGGGCTGCTGTTAAAACATCACCAGCAGTAAACGTTCTAAAACCTGCACCTGCCATTTAACTACCTTTCTTTAGGGTTATTCTAATTGCCTAATCGACCTGTGTCGAGTAGACCAAATACGGCATCATCAAGCACAAATTCAGCGAAATCAAGGGTACTTAACTTGAATGTTAGTTCGTGAACAAATATACCAATATTGTGTGCAATACCAATAATTTCTCCATATTTGACAATCTGAGAACCAATGTTATTAGGAGTAAATTTAACTTCAATTTGATCAGTTAAATCTAAAGCCAATAAATTGTTTTGTTGTTCTATTGTCAGTTCCGACATTTGAACAGTAATCGAATCGAAACGATATTCAGGTTCAGAATATTCGCCCAATAGAGAATCAGCCAAAGCCAAAGCATCAACATCAGAATTAAATAACAAACCATCCAAATTGTATGAAGAAATACCATAAGCAGATTGCGAACCAAAATCATCAACAGTTTGGGGATTACCCCCAGCCCTAGTTACAACTACACGGTTATATAAAAATTCTGAACCATAAACAACTGCAACATTAGAAAAAGGAATACCAGTACCATCATCAGTCAAAACAACTAAACCAGTAGAACTTGGACCAGCCAAAGTATCTTGAAAAGTTGCGTTACCAGAATTATCAATAAAAAACGATCCACCCTCAGTTTGCTCAACAAGTTGTAAATAGGTCAAAGCGCCAGTACCATCAGAAACTTCATCACCCTGCAAATTTATTGTTCCAACATCAATATTTCTATTTGCCAAAGGCCAATTAACTTCAGGTCTATCCAAAACAGCGTTAATTCTTTCACCAGTCAATTGAGGAATAGCAGTATGAGCGGCTAAGGCTTGTGTGGCTAACAAAGTAAAACCATCAGAAGCCAAAGCAACAGCCTGATTATCACCAGATGGTTGATACAACAAATTCCAATCATCAATCAAACCATAAAAAACTGCTGAACCATTAGATTTAATTCTTATTTCACGGTGAGGAACAATCTGACCGAAATAAGGACTTGAAGTATAAAGGGGATCAAAAACACGTGTTGTGTTATCAAAAATAACTTCTAGGTTACCTGAATCATATCTATCGAGTTCACGACTTTTACCACGATCAGTATTTATTGAAATCACATAATCTGTTACATCATAAAAAAGTGTTCCACCAAGAGTAAACTCTGTGTTATCTAAAACACCTTGAACTTCATCATCAAGAGTGAAAAATGGTCCACCTTGAGAAGTTAAATCAAAACCTATTTCAACTGTTTTTGTTGGTAAGGCCATTTAGACTCTCACAAACACTTGACCAGAGGTGCGTTCATATTTTCTGATTGCTTCAACAATGTCTCTACCTACTTGCGCACCGTTTGTTCCGATACCAGCATTAACGGTTATGTTGTAGGTGCTTCCCATTCCAGCATTTTTACCACTCAAAGGAATAACTGCTTCAGGTCCTGCTTCACCAATAAGAGCATTAGTTGGGCCTGTAACAATTCCACCCTTTGCCATACGAATAGTTTTATTTTGTAACGCTGTTGCTAAGGCTGTGTAATGACGTGACGCTGGATCAGGAAGTTTTCCAATAGTTGCAATTTGATTAACTGTCAATAAAGGTTTACGTGTTACAGGTGGTTTCTCAACATTTGGTGTTCCAGGAACAGCAGGGCCAGATGGAGCAGATGGACCAGTAGGCAAAGTATCGACTAAAGATTTAAGTTCAGCGCGTGCTGAATCTAAAGCGGCTTTAATGCCAGCAACCATTGCCTCTGCTTGCTTAACACCAGCATCATAAAAAGCGACAGCACCGAATTCACCAACTTGGTCAGCAACGGTAAACACAGAATCAACAAGAGTATTTATTTGCTCAACAACAGTTGAACCACCAATAATAATGCTGTCAGCAATCTTTGAACCAGCATCAAAACCTGCATCCAAAACTTGACGAATAGCGCGTTCATTCAAACCAAGAACAACAAGTTGTTTAACTTTGTCAGCAAACAAAGTTGCTTTAGTTGCTTGATCTGCTAAACCTTTTAAGAAATCTTCAGATTCTGCTGCTTTGCCAAAATCTAAAATTCCTGTAATTGTATTTCCGATTGCACCTTTGAAATCATTAAATTTACCTTTTATATCTTCAAGGGCTGATTCTGCTTTACGTAAAGAATCTTCAAGATTATCAACAATTGCTTGAGCCGCACTCTTTGCAGCATCTTTAGCCTTACCCATAGCAGTAGAAGATTCGTTTAATCCTTGGTTCATATCATCAATAGCAGGAACAACTTGATCAGCAACATTCATACCTAAAGTGTCTGTTTGTGCTGCTAAAGCACCCATAGAGTTTTTGGCTTCAACTGCGCTGAAAGATAAGCGACCAAAAGCAACTTCTGAAATTTCACCGATTTCTTCAATATCTACACCAAAGAACTTCAAGCCTCTGATCACTTTATTGATAGTTTGAATAAAGAAGTTCAAACCTTTGATTGCATAGTTTATTGCGCCCTCAACGAATCCAATAAATGCGTTTCCTAGTTTTGCTATTCCTTGACGGAATGTGTCAGAAGTTTTCCAAGCCCTGATAACAACTATTGATAAGGCAACAAGACCTGCGATCACTAAACCAACTGGACTCAATAAAAAGGTTAGATTAAGTATTTTGAAAACTTCAATAAATGTTTTTATCGAACCAATTAAACTTCCAAAGATAAATAATAAAGGTCCGACTGCTGCAACAAATAAACCAATTTTAAGACCGACTTCAATAACTTTAGGACTCAAACTTGTCATAAAATCAGCAAAACGTTGAACTAAAGGAATAACATCTTTTCTTAAAACATCAACAAATTGAAGTACAACTGGGAGTAAAGCAGTTCCAATTTGTGCTTTAACGTTAGAAACTTCTGCTTGTAAAAACTTCATTTGGTTAGCAAACCCACCAGAAGTTCTTGCAACGTCTCCTTGCTGTAATGCTGTGTCTTTAAGGATTAACGAATAGGCCGCTTGCGTTTTAATTGCAATTGGTAATGTTCCAGAAGTGGTTGTAATTAAACCAAGTCTTAACGCTTCCTCTTTAAGTCTTACTTCATTAAGGGCAACGCCAAAACGTTTTAATGGTTCAGTTTCACCTGAAAGACCTGAACGTAAAGCAACCAATGCGTCATCAATTGGAACGTTGTTGAAAGAAGCCATATCTGCTGCAAGTTCAACAAGTCTTGTAGACATATCTTGTGCTTGCTTAGAACCAAGACCGAATGCTCTGAAAAGGTTTCCGTAAGTTCCAGCGGCCTCAAGTGCTTGCTGTTGTGAAACACCAAATGCTGTGCTTGTAGTTTTAGACCAATTTTGAACTGCTTGCGCGTTAGCACCAAAAACAGCATTGGTTTTGGACATAGATTCTTGAAGTGTTGATCCTGCTTGAACAAGTTTGTAAATACCAGCACTTGCAACAGCCAGCGGAACTGTCACATTTTTTGTGAGGCTTGTTCCAATTGCTTTGAAACCATCACCAATAGCACCAAATTTACCTAAAGTAGTTTTGGCTCTCTCAAACTCTCTAACAGCAGACTTGATTCCTTTGTCATCAAATTGCGTGAGAATCGGGACAATAATTGCCACTATTTAACCACCAATAAGTTTCTGTTTACTTTCGCTGATGCTTCTTGTAAAGAACGTTCAATACTATTATCAATCAAATTCTGATTTTTCAAAGCGGCAGGCCAAACAAAGCGAGATGCTTTGTGAATGTTATTCAAATTACGAATCAATGCTGTGCCTTGACCATTCAATCTGTAACCAGTTGGCCTACGACCAGATGGTTTAGAACGACCAGATGAACGACCAGTAGTTTTCTTACGACCAGCCATATCAACAATAGCCAACCCACGACCTTTAACAACAACTTTCAATAATGCTGTTGGTGTATTGCCTCTGGGTTTTTTTCTACCAGTTTTAACTTCAGTTTTATTATCAGATGATTTGAAAGCAGTAGCGCCACTATGGGTAAAACCAGTTAGAGGAACAGATTTAGGTAAAGCATTCTCAATGCCTTTAGCGAAAGGTAAAGAAGCATTTTTGATATCAGAATTTAACTGATCATATAAAGTTTTATCTAATGCTTTAATTTCTATTAGAGTTTCACGTAAACCACGAACTTCAGTTGAAAGTCCAATAGCCACAATTACCTCTTATTTTGTTCGGATGCTTTCCAACGCAAGTACATTCCTAATGTGAAAAGCATACGGTCAGACTCTTGTAAAAGCAAAGAGGGAGCAATCCCAGTCTCACAAGCCAAATAAGCAATATACCAATGCTCAGAGTTTTCTCCGAGCGGCTTTATTTTGGGTCTGAGTCGCTAACACCAATTTCATCAACTTCATCTAACCAATTATCAAATTCTTTTTTAGTTGCATTGGTTCTTTTCTCAGAATGCCAAGCAAGAAAAAGCAGATCAGTAAGTTTGAACTCTGATTCGAGTTTTGCTACTGACCTGCTGTACTTTTCTTCAAACGCAACTAAGTCTCTTGCTGAACAAACTATTTCTTTAGAATTACCATCATTGTAATTCACGCGCAGGTTGATTTTCATTTGTTTCCTTTTTTAATTACGCAGCAGTTCCACGAACTACTGAGCCAGATACAGGCCAAGTAACAGAAAGTGTAGCAATATCGCCAACGCTTGATGCGAATGGTGAGTATTGGGTTACCAATGCTGTCATTGTGTAAGTTGGGTTTGTTGCAGTTACTGTTCCACTTGTAGGTTTGATTACAACTGTTGCAATCGATCCTAATAATGGGTTAAGTGTTGCATCAACTGAACCTGCTGCAAAATCTTGCATAAAGTTAAGTGTTAATGATGCTTGTTTTAATCCACCGATTCTAGTTCTCCAAGAAGAACCGAAAGCGGTTGTTTCTAAATCGTCAGCCTCTTGTGACAATTCAACTGAATTCAGAGTTGTTGAAAAATCTGAACCATTGATTTTGACATCATAGTCGGTTGCAGCGAATTTTGGCATTGTGTTATTACTCCTAGTCTGCGTAGCAAAGAACTGTAAACTCTGCTGTTAGATATGTTACCTCAGAAACTATCAATTGGCCGTAGTTTCTCATCTCAGTCACTCTTGTATCGAACACAACTCCGCCAAGAGTTTTGTCACCCTCAATTGCTCTTTTGATGCTTGAGTTGCCTGTGCTTGAAACATAGGCATCAAGATTTGATTGCGCAGTTCTTTCATCTACCCTGCCAACAATGACAAGGACATTGAAAACGTAAGTTTGCATACCTCTTTTGAAAACATCATCATAGGAAACACTTGATGGCATAACAACAGCGATAGGTGGATTTGGATTGTCAGGCATAAATGCTGAAGTTCTTAAACCTGTGATAGTTCCAAGTCTTGTTGCAAGACCAGTTCTAATTGAGGATACGGATGCCATTAAATGAAGTTTCTTAATCTTCTGTAAGGCATAACAAGTTGTGCAACATCAGGATCAAGTTGTGATGAAACTCTAATTGCACCTAGGTCACCGAATCCAGCGACACCAAGAGGGCTGTCTAAACGTTTGTAAATTCTTGATGACTGAATAACGCAAGCCTGTTTAATTGCAATAGGTACAGATGGCCAACCATAAGTTCCTTGAACTTTGATTAACGCTTCTCCGCCCTCAATAGGCCACAAGTAATCACCAACAGCACGGATAGTTGTATAAGGCCAAGGAATGCCATCAAGAACACCATTCAGCGGCTCAAGTTGGTAATCGTCAGTTCCCCAAGTTGTATCAAAAACACCATCAGCATCTTGCGCTGTTGTAATAGTTACAGTTCCGTTTGCAAGATCGTCTACTTCAACAACGAAATCATCTTGAGCAACAAAGTATCTTGTAGCAGTTCCAGATGAATAAAATTGGCGTGCGGCATAACCGTCTATAAGTCTTGATGCAGATTCAATTGCCATCTCCAAAAGAGAATCGTCAATCGAGTCTGTTATCCGTAAGGCCGCTTTCACTTCGTTGAGTGAGGCATAGCCGTTTGTGATAGCCAAAATAACTCCTAAGTCTTAGTCCTAGTTTAGACTACTTGCTGACCCCAATGCCCTTTATATTTGATGAGAAAATCATTCTCCAAAACAAGGTTATTACGTCCAAATAATACTTCTTTCCTTTTAGACTTGGCATCAGTCAAGTTATCAAAAGCAATACGCACATTCTTTGCAACCTGAGCATACTTTTGAGTCCAAGACAATTCAAATTCAATAACCTCTTTTTTATCTTTAGGGTAAGGAATATCAATCTGTTCTAAAACCTTGCGTTCATAAATACCTAAATACATTCCATAAATACCAGGGTCACTACTAAAAGCAATAGAACCTTGTTCATCTAGCATCTCAAAAAGTCGGTCATCTTTAACCACAACTGAATCGGCTAAATACATAAAACGCTCAATTTTTGTGTTTTGCATAATCCAATTAAACTTACCTAACTCAAAAGTAAAATCAGATAAGACTAGAACTGGTCTTTTAATAGAAGCCAAACATTGTGCCAACCAATTCTCTCGACCTGGCGTTGTTCCAACAACAATCATATTTTTTGTTTAATTAACGTACTAGAAATCCCTTTAGTGTAAGGAATGTAAATTAAACTAATATTTCTTTCATCCAACCAATCTTGATCAAATTGCATCTGCTTGTAATAATTTTTTCTAGCCCAATCAGAACCAATAGCAATCACATCAGGTTTGCAATCCTCAATCGCAGGTTTTGAATCAGCACCACCAATATTAGGAACAACAAAATTTACAAACTTGCAAGCATCCAAAACAACAAAGCGTTCTTGATAATTCAAAATAGGTGTTGTTTTTTTGTATTCAAAAATGAATTCATCTGTATTCAAGGACACAGTTACAGTTCCACCGATACCTGCAATCTCAGCACAGCGTTTCAAAAAGTTAATATGACCTGCGTGAAATAGATCAAAAGTTCCGCCAGTATAAACACGTAAAGCCATTACAAATCCTTTTGTTTAGGCATATCGCAAGAAGCACACTTAGAAAGAAACTTGCCCTCAGAATGGTTCTTTCTTATCTCAACATAAAGAGGACTATTAACAAGGTCTTTCAAACTTAAAGATTTAACATCACCAAGGTTGTAATCACCCTCATAATCTAAACAACATAAAGCAACAGTTCCATCCCAAAGAACAGTCACACTTGACCAAAGCCTGTGACAACGATAATGAGAAGAATCTTCACCAACAGCCCAGTTATGTAATTCAATATCAATACGTTTAGGGATATTTAGTGAAGCCAACCAGTCCTTGAATTCTTTTTCTTCTATTTCATTTGATAAACCTGTTCGAATGTAATCAACGCTTAAAACATTTAAGTATTGAGGTTTATCTGCAATAAGTTTTTCAATGTTGGCAAAATACTTTTCAACAGGAATACCAGGTCTTGTTTCGCTGAACTCTCTCTTAGGTGAAAGGCTGAGGTTTACATCCGTGATTCCTGCTTCACCCCATTCATCTAAACGTTTCGCTGTTAAAGGCCAACCGTTAGTGTGAATATAAATTTTTGTAAAACCAACACTTCTTGCATACTTAGCAAAACTTGCAAGACGCTTATCCATAATTGGTTCACCAAAATTACGCAAATCAAGCATTTTGAAACCTAGTTCTGCGGCATCATCAAGAAGTTTCTTGATGAGAGTTTCATCCATAAAACCTTTATCACGTTCCATTGTTGGATGAGGGCAAAAAGTACAAGCGAAGTTGCAATGATTAGTTGATTCAAGTCTTAAAAGAACATCCTCAAAAGATTTTAAGATTCCATCAGCAGAATTACGTTTTTCGTTCCAATTAGGTGTAAATTTTGCATCAACTTGTTCATAATCAAAAGATGATCTGCGTTTTATTGCTGATTCGTGAATAAAAACTGAATTTAATCCCAACTTAATCTTCTCCTACGTTTAATGTCCCATTTTCCCTCAGAAAAATCTTGATTTTGTCTTTTTTGAGAAAAATATTGTTCGTTTGCTGAAAAACTTAAATCGTTTTCTTTTTGAAAACCTGCTTTTAGTGTAGATGAATTTTCGTGAGCGACAGGAATGAATGAATGAACAATTTTGCAACCATTAAATTCTGCTCTACGTTCGTAGTCTGTGTCCTCAAAATAGGCTGGAACAAAAGATTCATCAAATAAACCAACTTTTTCTACAATTTTTGATCCTAAAGAAAAAGCACACCATTCTGGGCTTCCATTTGAAAGAAGTAAAGTGTCAGGATTTGATTGTTCAGCGAACAGTTTTAACGAATCTCCATTCCATTCAATATCAAAGTTAGCAATCAACCAGTAATCAGATTGTGGAAGTGATTTGATTCCAAGATTCCAAGAAACAGGAACACCAAGATTGCTAGGAAACTTCAGATGCCAAATCTTTGACACCCATTGATTCCAAGTTGGTGACCAATCAGATTGCTTTGCCCCATTGTCAATGATGACTAAATCTTTAACTGCGTAGTTAATTGACCCAATCATTCTGTCTAAGAGGTCATAGCGTGTTAAAACAGGCACAATCATTGCAGGTATCAACTTACTTATCCCCAATCACTAACTTCGCTAATTTTGCCCTTTTAGGCTGTTTTAGGCCTATCAGAAGCCACTCTTGCAAATATGCTGTCCAAAGTAGGTTTCCATTGAGTTTCAAACACAAAATCGGCATCATATTGCTTAGCGAATTCGATAGCCTTTTCTGAAACTCCGCGACCTTTGTTATACGACTGAACTAAGGCATCAACTATTTCTGGAACAGATGGAATATGAAACCAAGACTTCTGCGGCGCATCCCAATAAGGTTGCCCACCGATTTTCCAACCATCACCACAAAGTTCAGTAGAAGCAGCAAAATTAGAAACAATAACAGGAACACCACACGCTTGCGCTTCAACTGTTGGAATACCAAATCCCTCACCCATACTTGTCGATAACAAAACATCCATTCCAGAATATATTGATGCAAGAATTTCTTGATTGATTCCTGAACGCAATAAATAAGGATCAGGGAAAATAACTTTCTCAGGTGGAATACCACAAGACAAAATCAAATCATTCATTCTGATACCACCCATAGAACCAGATGGATCAGTATGTATATACAAAACAGCATCATCATATTTTTTAGCAAACATTGAGAACGCTAAAAGATTTTCACCAAAGGCTTTACGAATAGGTGTGACACCTTTGTTCGCTGCGTTCATACCAACAACAAATTTATCTTCACTAATCTTCATAAACTCGCGACCAGTAATTACATCACCATTTGGTGTTGTAAAACTTTTAGTTGGTTTGAAAACTTTTTCTATTGCGTGAGGAACATACCAAGATTCAATTCCAACATTTTCTAACATATCTTTACCGAACTTGCTCATAGCAATTGGATAAACAAATGGTAAACGAGACCAAGAAGCAACTTCAGGTGGTGCAGGAACGTGATCAATAGGAGTCCAAGAAGCAACAGGCCATTCAGCCCACTTCTCACCTTTGAAAACCCAAACATCAAACAAAGTCATCAACAAATGTTCTGCATCTAAATCACGTCTTGACCAGTCGTGCATATGTGCAGGAATAACATCATTTGACCACATATCCATTCCACGTGGGTAAACAGGAATAGTTCCAGCAGGAGAATTCCAAATAGTTGCAGATGCTTCTAAACCATAATTTGATGCAACAGCAACATCATTGCCATCTGCTTTAAGTCTTGTAATTGCTTGAGCAGTTTGCTGACCATAACCAGTTGCAGCCCAAGGTGCATTAGATACCCAAAGAATTCGTCTTGGGTGTTGTACAACATTTTGTACTTTTTTAATTTGTTTTTCTAAAGAACGTCTTTGTTCACGATTCACGCAGAGACTCCATATGTACGCAGGTGTCTCCCACCTTATTACAGATGGGAGACGATTTATGTCTGAGACACGGCCTGCGCTCCGTGTCCCAGACGATTGTTCAAATCAGACTCGGATTAGGAGTTGCTTGATTTGAAGTATTTAACGTGGCTTGTTTGAATTAGGTTTCCATCAACACGGAATGTTGCACGGAAAGTTACCAAATCAGATGAGAAAGCAAAATCATCTGAACGATCTAATTTCAATCCACCAACTTGGCGAACGTAGTAACTTGGCAAGTTACCGAAAATCACAGGCTTGGCTGCTGATGCTGCTGAAGCCATTGCTGGGTTTTCGAATATTGGATAACCAAGTAGTAAGTCGCGAGCATCTGCTGAAAGAGATGGTGTGAACAAGTATTGTCCAGCATTATCTTTCAACTTACGCACGTTAGCAATAGATGCAGAGTTCATTTGGAAACCAGTTCCAGGAAGTCTACGACCCATTGTGTCAATGCTGTAAACAAGATCAATCAAGTTATCAGCAGTTGGATTTAATGCAGTTCCAGTTACAGCAGAACCTGCACGGTTTACAATTCCGTTTGGTTGTACTGTTCCTGTGCCTACTGTTAAGGCTTCGTTTACTGCGTAACCCATTGCGTTACCTGTTTGTGCAGCAAGGAATCCAAGAATATCCACACCAGCATCTTCAATCAATTCACGTGAAACTTGGGTCAAGAATGAGTACTTGAATGCACCAAGAGTTACGAAAGAGTTGAATGTTGGGTCAGATTCTCCGATTGCGTTGCCCTCTGAAGTTACAGTTCCAGTTGAGTATGCACTCAATGATGGAATTTGTAGGTTTTCGCCACCTGCTGTGTTCAAGATGGTTGAGGTTTCTAGCATTGGGCCAACTGTTCTAGCAAGCAAGATAACTTGATCGTAGAAAGAAGTTGGAACTGGTGAACCAGTTGAACCCTTAGTTACATCACGTTTTTCGAAATCGTATGAGCGGATTTCACCACGTGCCATAGCACGGATTGCTTCTGCGTCATCTTTTTCGTTGCGTACTTCTGCAACTGGACGTGCTTGGTTTTCTGCGCCTCTCATTGCTTCAGCAGCGCGAAGTTCGCGATCTGCATCTGCTTTTAAGGTTTCGATTACCTTTGCGCGTGAATCTAGGTCAGCAGAAATACGTTCGTATTTTGCATTTTCCTCAGCAGTTAAATCGCGCTTTTCTGCTGCTGCTACATCAAGAAGTTCTTTGGCTTCTGCCCAAGACTTTTGACGTGCTTCGTGCTGTTGTTTAATGTATTCAGACATTACTGAATCTCCTTATAGGATGGATTTGTGTTTATGCAATCTGCGAGGCTCACTCGACAGTAAAAATGGTGGTGGCATCCACGCAACCACCATTAGTCTAACAAACTTTTAACGTGTCTCTTTTACTTCTTGAATTCTTGTTTCTTTAACAGGTTCAAATTTTTTAATTTCAACTGGTTTATCAATGTTGATAACTGCTTCAGCCATAGCATCTGCTAGTTCAGCGATAACACCAGATTCAGGATAACCTGCTGCTTTAAGAATTGCGTCTTTTACTTTTGATTTATCCATTGTTATACAGCCTTATATAGTAGGTCGATTTGTTTACGTTTGATTTCAAGTAACTCGTCAGCAGATGGAGTGTTCTCTCTCAACTTAGTTACGACTTCTTGTAATAAGTCTGCTTGGCTATCAGGAAGTTTCTCACCTGATTCAAGTTTGGTTAAAGCATCTGCTAAAGCATCAACATCAACATTTGTCCTAGTAGCCAAAATATCTAATGATCTAACTGATGCAGTAGTTGCTTCGTAGGCTGGGAAACCTGTAACAATAGAAACTTCGTGTAAACGAATTTCTTTTAATTCTCTTGTCATCCCATCATCAGACCAAGAGTCTCCTCTGGATGGAACTGAGAATCCAAAAGACATTGCGTGAACATCTCCACGTTTCATAAGCACAGCCAAATCTCGGCCAGCAGTTGTGTCAGGCAAGGTTGCTTCAGCAAGTAAACCTTTTGAATCTTCTGAGAGTCTTAAAGTCTTTGAACGAGTAGAAGCCAAAACTTCATCCATATTATGATTCTTAAATAATTTAACTTCGTTACGTGATTTCAATGATCGCTTGAAAGCACCAGGCATAATTCTTTCAATGAAAGGAAGTGGTTCTGAGTTGCTGTTGAAAACTGCTGCGTAACCTGTGAAACGCATTCCATCTGCTTCTGCGGCTTCAACTCTTAATTCGAAATCAACATCAGTTTTAACTCTACGTTCAACTTTATTCACTTGGTTTTCCTTTTCTTCTTTGTTTAAGTTTACATTGATTGATGACCAACGAGACTGATTTTGTTCAGCATCTAATCTATCAATGACACCTTGGGCATAATCTAAAGTTCTTTGAGCAGCACGCTTACTTGGTCCACTTCCCCAAAGCAAATGAGCAACAAGTCCAGCACCAGGATAACCAGAATCATCAGGATTGTTATTCTTAGGTGCATCTAAATCAACAAGATGACGAGCAATCCAAGGAGCAATCCTGCGCCACTTATCCTCAGACACACGACCATCAGCCATATCTCTTGCCTCTTGTTTAGTTTTATCAGTTAAACCATCTCCACCGAAACCTTGACGATTGAGTTCAAGGCCTCTACGAGCAGCGGCACGCATATAAGCAGGTGGAGTCAAATTAACTTGACGTTCCTCATTATCATCTTCATCCAAAGTATCTTCAGGTAAATCATCAATCTTAGTTAAAGTCGAAAACTTGTGACCAACAAGAGTATCGGTTTCATCCCAACCATTACCCTCTGGTCTGTAAATTCTTATCAAAGCAGCAGGATCATCAGGAGTGCCTGTGACAGAAAATGATGAACCAGGAACATTGATAGTTCCATCATTAACTATTCTTTCAATACGACCACGTGCTCTACCACCAGATGAGTTCCAAGAAACAAAATCATTAACATTCAATGAATTAGGTTCTGCTCTATCTTCCAATGCTGGTTGCCAAGCGTTGCAATAATATGCACCATTAACATAATCATCCCACTTCTCACACCAAGCACGAAGTTCACCACCAGTAAATTCTTTAACATCTGATTCAATGTAAAAAACGCAATTACCACAAGCCCTGCCCTCTGGAACATCATCTGATAAAGATGGTCTGTAATTATCAGGCAAAACACGATAATCAGTTTTTTTTATTTTGTTTTTCTTCTTCAATCTTTCTCCACCTGGTTCAATTTCTTCAGCAATAGAAACAGCAACCATCTGATCAATAGCATCTTGTTTAGTTGTGTGGCAACCAATAACTTCGCCATCTTCTTTAACAGTTGCCCAACCTGAACAATCAGGTGATGAATCAGTTATGAAATAAGGCATCAGAGAACCTGCCAAGAAACGTGTAAAGAATGGTTTGAATCAGAAATTGCCCATAAAGAATTACCTGGTTGCAAAACCAATTGATAATCGTCAGCATTGTCTAAATGTATTCCATTAGAAGTGGTGACTGCACTTGAACCACCAAACCAAATATAGTTATTTGATTGCTTCTGAGCATTATGCAAAATTATTTGAGTTGGATTAGTTTGAGGAGCAATGATTTGAACGGCTGCTGTGCCAACTGTGAATTGCGCTGTTTGAAAAGTCATAACCTACCTTTATAGAAGCGACAAAATCTCAG